ACATGTGGAGCATCACAGTCGTCGAACATGAAACTGGATGGACGGTGGCAACTGATGAGATGGCCGAACTTCCTTGGACTATGGATATTATTTCTACGCCCCAACATATTATCTCAATGTTCGAACATCTTGGGTTTGATGTTGCGACTCATCCGATTAGGATTCTAAATCTCGACAAGGCAGTTTCGCCAGCAGGTTGGTTGATTGATTATGATGCTGACGAACCGAACGCAGTCAGATTGACTCTCGAAAGACCTTCTAATTGATATAACCAAAATCTTTATATTGGTGGGTATTGAGGCTTAAGCATGACGAGAGTCTTAACAACATTAGATGGAAAAATACTAACCGACACCGACGCTATTCAAGAAGCGATAATAAACGCGGGACGCAAGGGGCTAAGGAAAACGGAACTACAAGATAAATTGAGAGTAGATTTCACGTTCGCTCAGTGGCTAACACTCAGGGACTTTCTGAAACTACTTGGTTATCAAGAATCTCCGAGAGCAGGTCGAGGAAAAGCATGGTGTCATCCATATTGGTTTAACAAACAAATTCCTAGAGAAATTTTGCACACGACAGAAGGGCTTGCTAGTTTCAAGAATCTCATTCCGAAAAAATATTTTAATGAACCGGCTCATTCCGACTCAGACTTTTTCGTGCCAAAGGTTGAAACTAAAAAAGAGAGAAAAGATAATCACAAAAAATTGATGGATAATTTCGAAAAGGTTGTGATGTCAGGGATGGAACCTAATTTGAAAAACACATCTTACACTCCACCTCGCTCGAACTCAACTCTTATGGGTGCGTTGCCTGATAACAGACCGCTCCGCACTGGTAAAGCAACCAAAGGGATTCCAACAATTACAATGAAAGTGCCAGCGGGAACGAGAGTGGTGATTGAGTATGAGTGAAAAACTTACAGAAGAAGAACTCGAGGATAAAGAAGAATACGAAGCGGTTGAATATTCATCCGATGATAACCTTTCAGTCGCTAATCACTGGCTGCGAATTGGCAAACCATTCAAGATAGCGATGGGAACTCCGAAGGCTTGGAGATACATAGAGGGACTTTTGACAATGAATCCCGGTATAGAACTCACAATTAAAAGGGTGGGGAACTACTTTGAATTGAGGCGAGTAGCAGATGAGACCACTCAGGACTGAACACCTTCTCGCCGTTCGAGATATTTACCGCAGACTGAAAAGGTCTGAACCTCAAAGATTCGGCGGGCTTCCAATCGGAACGTCTTGGTTACGAATTGAATATTTACGAGACGACACGATTCGCACTTTGGCGACGGCAACGATGGGCGATATTCCGACTCTCAAATTGCATCCTCGTTCTTTCGAATGGAATCAAACAATTTTACTCAAGGGATTAGTTCGTCACGAAATGATTCACTTTGTCCTCGGTGCAGCGGCGGGTCACGGTAGCCTATTCCGCTCAATAGAAACAGAGTGGGAACATTTTGACGAATACAAACATCAACGAGCCAAGTTTGTTCGCGCATTGGAAATTGGTGCAAGGGATTCCGGATTATTGCACAGGTATGAATGTCCGAACTGTCGAAAAGTCATACTAAAATCGAGGCCACTAAAACTTGAGTCAGCATGTGACGATTGTTGTAAAAACATTAATAATGGAGTTTGGTCAGAAACCTATATCTTAATAAAGGTGGAGAATGACGGAAGAACATCAGAAGAGGATGCGAATCACGATGACTGAAAAATTAAACAAAAACCAAATTAAAAGAATGACTAGAGAAAAAGTGAAGACACTCTTCACTCAAGAAGGTTGTCAAATATATCAAAAGACAGCCGGCTCAGTTTCGTATGAAACAATTGGGCTTGAAGGAAGCGACCAAAGAATCGGTGCGCTTTACGGTTCTCGTGGCGGAGCATGTGCGCTATGGGTCAAAGAAGATGCTTGGAATCTGATTAAAGAATCCGGAGTCATCAATTCAGAATCACAACACACAGTTCAAGATGTGTCTATGTTTGCTCGTGGATTTCAATGGGCAATTCATTTTTCAGATTGCGATGAGCCAGCAATTACAGATGTTGTAAAAGCGTGTGTGGCAACTGGTCAAATCAGATGGGATGCTACTCAAGACCGTCGTGCTATTGAATCTCGTCGTGCAGACGAAAGAGTAGTTCGTGAAGCGGCTATGGCTGAAAAGCGAACAGACCCATGGGCTTAATCTCAATGATGCTAATGTATCAATGAAAAGGTTTATATGTCCTTACCTACGCGATTAGATTGAGAGACCATGGATATTGAGACTTCAATTAAGAATCTAAAAGATGCACTACCGAATATGAGTGACAAGAGCAAATCATTTGCCGGTTCACTTGTTGCGAACTTCGAGAAGAACGGACGTCTTAGCGCTAAACAAATGTTTTGGGTAGAAAAATTATACAACGAACATGCAGGAACAAAGTCTGTCAGTCACGCTTTCGCAGAACCTCGCGAGATTGCTATACTCAGAAATTACGGACATTTAGTCGGTGCAACAAAGTGGAAGACTCCAAAACAGAATCAATCATTCGTCGCATCTTTAGTAGATGGTTGGGATTCACGAGGAAGAGTCTCTGACAAGCAAATGAAGTGGGTCAATACATTCGTTGACATGATAAGCAAAGAAATAGGAAACTTGCCTGTAGAAAATGGCGTTCCCGGATTCGAGGCCGTTGTCGAACTTGTGAAAAGAGCAGGCGACACTGGCACAAAAGTTCTGAAAGTTCCATCAGTCAATCTATTCATCGAAGACAGAGAATATGTAATCCGCGCATGGGATTCAAAAAGAAATGAACCAAAAACTGAATCACTACACGTTGAAGAAGTTTGGAGAAGTGAAGGAGTAGCAAAATCAAAAATCCGCAGAACTCCCCTCGGTCATATATCAGCAGATGGTTTCTACAATCACAGTCGTAATACTGCTCAATCATTTGTTGATGAGATGATTCAATTCGCTACAGACCCAATCGCAAACTTGGCTGAGATGGGTCGTCTTGCAGGCAAATGTACTTTCTGTCGCAGGGCATTAACTGACCACCGTTCAACCGCTCACGGCTACGGACCTAATTGCGCTAAGAACTACAATCTTCCTTGGAACAATCAGACTGCTCAACCAATCATCAGACTTGTTGAAGAAATTGTAAACATGAAGGCGGTTGAACTTCGTCCGGGAGTATGGGCGCAGATTGATTTAGAATCCAACACAATAGTCCAAACATTCGACAGTTATGAGAAGGCTCAGGCGTCAGTGGACGAATGGTCTATATTGGAGAGGCGCAACGAATAGACTGATGGTAGAACCGCTAACCCCGGAACAGGCGAGGGATATTGCCCTTTATCCTGATAGATGGAGTCAGTATTTCAGAACCATAAATGGTCAACCATTTTCTTTGCATGAACGACCGTATTTGATTGAGATTTATCGTCACTTCATGCCGACCAAGAAATACGATTCGGCAAAAATTGTCGTTCTGAAATGTTCGAGAAAAGTCGAGAAGACAGAGACGATTTGTAACTTGTTGATGTATGGACTATTGAACATTCCATATTTCAACGCAGTTTACACAGCGCCGCGACAACCGCAGGTCACAAGATTTGTTGAAGAGAGATTGAACGGAGCGCTAATGTCGTCCATCAATGGGGGGTGTTTACTAAAATCTCGAAAGAAAAACTCTGTTAGCCATCAGACTTACGACGTAGGCGCTAGAAACTTGAATCATTTCTATGCTTATTCAAATTGGGGAGATGCTCATGCTTTGCTTGGAGTAGAAGCCGACTTGTGTTGTATCGACGAATACCAAGACAGCGGCGGAGATATCCTTCCAATGCTTGTTGAGATGTTGGCTTTGTCAGAATATAAATGGGTTATCGTTTCCGGAACTGCTCGTGAACAAGGTTCTGAATTTTGGAAACTATGGGAAAAGACTACGAAGGCAGAGTGGGATGGCGAGAAGTGGATTCATACTTCGCCTGATGCTTCTATCATCGGATACCACATGAAACAATTGATGCATCCTGAAATCTCAGATGCAGATATAAAATTGAAACGAGAAACTTACACACCTCGAAGATTTGCCAACGAAGTCGAAGGCGAGTTTTTCGCAGGGTCAACAAAGCCTCTCACATATGCGGACGTTCTCGAATCTATCGACGCCAATAGGGATATCACAACCTCAGTCACAGCGCCGAAAACTTGTGTGATGGGTGTAGATTGGGGAAGGGAAACTACGGTGATAATCATGGACCCGAAAAATGGAGATATTCTAAATGCGCTCAAGTTAGATTCTCGAACAGATGATGAAGTCAAGAAAATTAAGGAACTGATTCTTCAATACAATTGTCAGCAGGTCGTATGTGATATCGGATATGGAGCAAGACAAGTTCGAGAATTACAAGAAGAGTTTGGCGAGCGAGTAAAATCCTGTTACTATTCATCTCGGCCATTAACTCCATACGAATACAAACGCCGTGATAATAATAGAAATATAATTTACATGATTGTTGTTGACCGAACCACATATGTCGAACAGGCGGTTGAGGCAGTCAAAGGAAATGGTCATAGAATTCCTTGGAAGACTGACGAACTTGAGTGGGTGATTAACGAGTGGTGTACTTTGAACTCTAGTGCCGAACAAGATGAATCATCTAACAAACCAGTCAGAGGACAGCGTTTGACAAAGTATGGAAGAG